ATCTCGATATATTTTTTGTAAATATTGATATAGATCTTTTCCCCAAAGAGACGCTGTTTCAAATTTGTCATAAAATACTGTTTTATTTTGTAACGCCAATAGTTCAGCCAATTGCTCAGCATATTTCCTATCTTCTCCAGCAAATGATAAGACTACGTCATATTTAACATCATCATATCTAATAATATCCATTTCAAATTCCTCAAATACAGAATATAAATTTTAAAAAAAAGCGCGTACACCTATATTTTATTATAAGCTCATCTCATTTTATGTCAATTATCTTATTCCAATATTTCCATAAAATACAAAATCACTTCCAAGTCCAACAGCGGAACTAGGGCCTAAGCGCCTTCGGCGCTTAGGCCCGCTTCGCTGTGGATTCGCCGCTCGGTCGAAGCGTTCCCTCTCGCTCATCTTACGCTCAGCGAATGCTGCGTTCGCTTCTTCGTCCCCCGGACGCGCTCACTGCGCATTCCTATCGGCTCGAACCCTAGCCGCTGCATAAAAAAAGGTGCTGTCCTTTTGGACAACACCTTTTTTGGCAGCGGAACTAGGGTTCGAACTTTGTACAGGCGTTTGAAGCGTATGTACGGCCCGTTGAAACACTTTGAAAAAACCGCATTGGAATCGCGATTTTTAAAAGTAAGCCTTGCAGCTGCTTGAAATCAATGTACGCTATACTTAAACTGTCATGTTGCATTTTTGTTGCATTTCGAAATAAAAAAAAGCCCCCAGTCGGAGCCTTTCTTTAGTCGTCGCATTTTATTTTTTCAACTCGATCAAGCCGATGTGTATTGCTCTTTGATCGCTGTTCGACTTCTACCATTCGCTCAACAAGGCAGTTATGTTTATCAACTTTGTCCTCGAGAGCTTTCAGCCTAAAATTGACAAGTTTATTGGCGGCCAATATGCCACCTATTGTGCCGATCGCCGTCCCGGCGAAACTAAATATCGCAATTAGCATATTTCCGTCCATATCGGCCGCCCTCCTTACCGCTGTTCTTTTTCGTCTTTTTTATTTACTCCAAAAATGTTACCTAAATTATACAGTGCAGACTGTGCGTATTTAACGATCGCATAAGCCAGCACGCCATACAGCAAGACTATTCCTATTGTGGACAAAACAGTTTGCACTTCCGGTGCGGTCTGTAAGTGGGGTATAGCGGTTAATCCAGCCGCAAGCAATAAAATACCGCCTGTAACAGAGCCGCCTTTCCAAAGGCCGTCCAGAAACTTCTTCCAGCTAAACTTTTTCTTTAACTTGCTGATATTCCCATATAGCCCGAAAACAATATTTGCGAGAATGAAGCAAGCCAAGACAAAGAGGTATATCGATATAACCCCAAAATTGAGCAGAATTTCATACCACATTTTTCTTTCCTCTCTTTCTTATTTTTCGCCTATATATTTTAGCCAAACATACCCCTCTTGCCCGTCCGGGCCGCCCAGGCGTACCCTTGACCAGTTTTCGCTTTTTACATAGCGGCGTAAATATACAAGATCGCCATAGTGCAGCGTCTTTAAAACCTTGCCTCCAGGCGTAGCGCGAAAATTCAAATCGCCCACGGTTACCATCCATAAAAGCGGATCTTTGGTTTGCGCGGCGGGCGCCCCGCTACGGATAAACTCGCGGATCTCATCAGCCGGGAAATACGTCCCGGGACAATCCGTATAATCCACCCCGGAAATCTCCTTATGAGTGACGATCTGCTTAATGCTGCTGAAATTGTAATGCCGCACCACATCGGCAACAACCCGTTTCAGCATGTCTTTCTGCGCCGCTCCCATTTCTTCAAGGTTGAAATTGCCCTGGCAGGCAATCCCGACCGACCGCGCATTTACCCCGCGAGTTTTTGGCACGCTGTTGTTCGTGTGCCCGCCTTCGTATTCAAGGCCCCGGCCCCATACGACATCGCCATTTTTCAAAACGACAATATTGTAATCAATTCCATTGTGTCCGCGGGAGATATGATACGCATGCACCGCTTGCGCGCTCGCGTCGCTTTCAAAGTGGTGCAGCGCAATAAGATCGGTTTTATCTCTTTCGGTATACGGTCTCTTTGGCTCAAGTCCTAAATCTTTTATGTACCCAAACATCTTACTTCCCCTCCAATTTCTTTATTCGCTGCGTCAGGTCTTCTATCGTTTTTTGCTGCTGCTGTATCATCCCGATGCACGGCACGACCAGCTTTGCGTAGTCAACGCCGGATGGCAGCCCCTCCGCGTCCACCGTCACCGCGTCCGGGAACAAATCAATCAAATCTTCCGCAATAACGCCCATATGCACTTTGCCACCGTCGTCACTATAGCTCTTTTTGTAGGCAAATGTTTTCGTCTTGATATCAAGCAGTTTTTGCGCATCCGCAAACGGGTTTATATTGTCTTTCCACCGATATGATGATCCAACGTTAAACGCGCTTGCCTCTATCGGCCTAAAAGCGCTGTTTGTCCTATCTACAATCCTAACAAGCGTGGCCGCCTCCAAGAGCAGTTTTCCAGCTTCCGGCTGTTCCAATAAGCAATTACTGGCTCCGTCCCCTATCTCCAACCCGGCCATTCTGTTACCGGAAGACGTGGTCGCAAACTTACCGCTGGACGATATGTCTCCGGTCATTGTCCCGCCGGTCAACCCAAGTTTTCCGGCCAGCTGCGTGACCAGTTCATCGATCAGTCCATTTAATTTTGTTTTTACGAGCGTTTTTACAAGCGTGTCAATTTGCTGTGCGTGAGGCCTCCATTCGCCCTCATACTCACCATCGAAGGGTTCGATAAATCCCTCGACATCAAGGCCGGAATAATCGCTTCCGGTGCCGCTTGCATCAATTTTATGATCAATTAATGCCATTTTTTTGTCACCTCAAATCATTATCTAATATTTCCGCTTCCAGCGTCAGGCTTTGAAACGCCACACAGCAACCACCTGCTGCGGATGAAATTTTTAATTGTATACGCCTGAAGTCTTTAGGTTTAAGCTTTTTGAGTACAAACGATGCCCGCGGCAAAGCCTTGTAAGAACAACTGGCGTAATTCCGCAGGGAATAGCTTACGCCCTGCGATCGCAAGCTGATCACCTTGGGGCTTTCGCCCTTTTCTGTGCGCCATGTGACATTCATCCTGGATCCGATCCGGACAGAGACAAGTAAGTCATTATGCCCGGCGACCAGCCTCTTAAAATAATTAGTATGCTTGAACCAGTCAAAAGACGGCTTTACGTAATCTCCTATATGCCGCCCGTTGTAGTAATACGCAGCCGGCTTAAGTTCGTTCACCTTGTTCAACCGCGTCAAGTCAAAATTAAATTTAAGCAAATATCCGTTGCAGCAAAGATATAGCTCTTTATCTCCGAGATTCTGCACATTATTTGCCGGATCAAACGTGCCGTTTTCGTCCACTATCGTGCCGCTGTCCAGCCAAACCCCGAGTCCTTCTAGGTATGCCCACCGGTACTCCATGTAAGGCGACGCCGCGCCGGCCTCGATCATAAGGTATGCATCCGCAACATAACAATGTCCTGAAGGGCATAGGATATACAGTCGATTGCTGTATTCTTCGCACACGCAATTTTCAAGGTCTTCAAGCAAGAGCTTAGGATCAACCATCGTGGACCGATGCTCTATGTTTCGCTCGTTTGAGATGTTGAGCTCCCGCGAGATTGCATTTAGACCGTTCGTGGACACGTACACGTTATCGTCAACAAAGACCCGGGAAGAATCTCTGGACACGCATCCAACCGTACCGGATCCCTGCCGGGCAACGTATGTTTTAGGGTTGTTTTCGTCGTCCAGGTCCTGGGGTGATATAACGGCGTATGATCCGTCCTGTACGGTAGATTTTTTAAGCGCTAAAAACGCGTTGGAAGATAACAGCTGCAGGGCTGTTATCGCTACGCTGCCGGATCCGGCGCGGTCGTTATACATTACCTCGCCAAAATATGAGGGCTCCTGGTACCCGGTCCAGAATATGCGGTTCGGAAAGTCCGGGTTTCCGGTAACAAACAGCCGATTGTCAAATATAAGCGCCTCCGTGCAGCCGAGTATCATATCGGCATACCCGGATTCTGTCTTATAAGCCGTGATCAGCACGCTCTCCCGGCCGGATGTATCCGGCGGAAAGTTTCCCGCCGTCCATGTCACAGCCCCCGTGGTGCGATTTACAGTAAAATGCGTGCCCTCCGTTTTTGCTACGCCGTCCACTGTTGCGGTGGCTGTTGTTGCGTCGAGGTCTTTAAGAGCCAGCTGGTAGTTCGCCGTTCCGTCCCCTGTAAACCCTTCCGTGAATCCGGGCTGAATCAAATTGCGCTGCTGGTAGACCGTGCCGGCAGAAGCGTCCGGCGACTTAGACTGCCACGTCTGCGGGATAAGGGCGTTTGATACGATGCTCGATACGGCGAATCCGTCGTAAACGAGAAACACACCGCCGCCCAAGATCAGCAGCTTGATATCCGTCGGAGTGGTGAACACCATGTATTTGCATATGGTCTCCGGCATGCCGGAATAGATTTCGGCCAAATTAGCCGAAGTATACGGGCTCGGATAATTATTCCAGGTGTAAAGTTTTGTCCCTATGTGCACCAGCACCTTTTCGCCGGTCAGATACCGGAACCGAAACACGCTGTAATGTTCCCCCGCCATTGTGCCGATTACGCGAAACCCAGGGTGCGTTTCCCATTCTCCGGATTGAGAACGATACATATTTACAGATTCGGGAGAGTGGTAGGCCGCTGTTTCGTCCGTGCGAAAGTCAACTCCAATGCACGTAAATGTGCGTGAAACGGTCTTTGGGTTTGATCTTTTTTTTGTCGGTCTTGGCACAAACATACGACCACCTATATATCGATCAGCTTTATAGCCCGCGCCTGGTGGACGCCGGTACGCGAATCAAGCATTTGCATCCCAACGTCAGCGTCCACGGCGTAATCGTCAAAGCTTTGGGGTTTTTGCGTGAGATAAGCACAAGCCTTATCCACAATAATGGCCTCGTTTTCGGTCGGGACATCTATTGACGTCGAATCCGGCGTATCGTCCGTGATCGTGTCAGGGAAATAAGCGGACTCGACGCTGATCTGCCCCTCGGTATCATATCTAAGCAGAAGGTTGCGCTCGGATATCCGGTAATCGACTCCGCCGCCGTCTTTATCAAAAACGCGCTTGATCTGGTACAGGTTCGCGGGGATCGCGTGCGGGATCCACACGTTAAAGTCCGGAACCCTGTCCAAAGACGAAAACTGCGCCTTGTACAAGGCAATATTTTGGATATTGTAATATTCGCCTTTAAAAGTGATCACCGCCGGGCTGCCGGAAAGTAACCCCTTAAACGCCGCAAACTCCCTTTCGCCCGTCTGGGCGGGATGCGTAAGCGTCGTCACCGCGCCATCCTGTTCGATCTCAATCGTGGCCTCGTCGTCCACCTCAAAGTAATACGCATGCGCCGCATCTGCCCGAAGCGAAAAGTCCTCATCCATATGGGTATAAATATCGTCCTGGCTTACGATCGCGTTTGCGGTCTTGCCCTGCACGATATTCCACACCTGAGTATCGGACTTGCCATAAAAGCAAAACTTAACAGCCTTGTCTATGACGTCGTTTATGCGCGCCAGGACGTCCTCGTCGTCCGTGTTGTGTGTCAAAGATCCGTCGTAGATATCAAGCTGCTTATAAATTTTGTCCTTGTATTCGCCGAGCGTAAGCATTTAAAATCATCCTTTGCAAGCTTTTTCATGGGAAGCGAGGCCGGAGGCGCTTTTGCATTTGCGGCCGCACTTCTGACAAACAAATTCCAAAGGTGTATCGATTGCCGGTGCCGCTTCTGTACGAGACGCCTCTTTTGACTGATTGCCAGCTGTTTCAAATTTTGCGGACAATCTGCGTATCAAGCGCTCGTTTTCGGTTTCATAAAATCCGTTTTCATCGAATCTTATAAGCATAGGCCTCTTTCGCGGCCTGGATCGCACTCTTACAAGCAGCCCGGGTTCTCCTATAAATTTCATATAACCCTCCAAAATTGAAAGAAGGGCGGTTTCCCGCCCATTCCTTAGAGTTGTATTACGGCCAGGGTCAGGACATGGTCCGTAAGCAGTTTCTTTCCGCTCGCAGGAGTTGCGGTGATTGTTATTTTGCCATCATCGTCAACGCCGTACCCGGACTCAACATAGAAGGCCGTTGTTTTTGCTTGCGGTGCCAGACCGATTGTGATTGCCTTTCCGGCCCACATATCACCGGCGCCCATTGCAAGCGTCACAGATCCATTCGCCGCCGCTACTTTTGCCAAAACAATGAAAGATTTTCCGTTCGACGTGAAGTCAAAAGACTCGGCTAAATCAGCGGTGTCGGCGGTCGCCGCGGTCGCCGCGGAATCGACCGCGGTCCTAAACGCAGTCAAATTTGCAGGTACTATTGCAGTAGCCATTTTTGCACCTCCTTAAATCGTAGTCTCGGCCGCATAAGTAAATGTGCCGACGACCATCTCTTTTGGTTTGACAACTTTTGCGCCAAACACATGCAGCCCGGATACGCCGACCGAAAACGAATCTTCGAGATCCATTGCGCGGGTCTCAACGATCTGTTCAGCAAACGCAATCGCATTCCGAGACAAGCCCAGGCATTTTGTTACGGGTGTGCCCGCTGTGTTCGTCAGGTTATTGGACACATAAAGGTCGAAGCCCAATTCCTTGGTCCACTCCAACCCGTTTTTGACGCTGGCGCCTTCTTTAATCCCGAACGTGATACCGGCAAGCCTGAGTTTAAGCGCAACCCACGGGGGTATCACGATCACCATGTTGTCGCGCTTCACGTTTACTTCTTCAAGCCGCTGAGCCATAAGACCTACAGAAGAAATCACAGTCGCACTGTCGAGCGAAGTGTCTTCAACCTCCGTCAAACCTGCCTGCCCGTACAGTCCAAGAATATGCGCGTCACACGCATTTTTTAACTGGTAGGCCGCGCGGTTCGCCTGCGAAGATTGCATATCGACTTTTGACTGCGCTTTTTCGATGTCCGTTACTTTAAACGCAAAGTAGTTCTGCTGGTCTATAAGCAACGGGATGTCCGAGCTTAAAAGAGTCTCGTAGGTGATTGTTCCGGCATACGTGTTCACCGCAGGATCCATGAGACCCGGAAAATGGACGGTATCGCCATGTTTCTTGATTTCACCGGTATAGTCCATGTTGCAAATCTGACGTGCAATCAGATTTTTTTCGAGCGTCCGCATAATAGTTGCCGCCCATATTTGCGGAACAAATGCTTTTGAAGCCATATATTTTTACCTCATTTCCATTTTTTTTGAGAGGCCATAACGGCGTCATAATTTTCTGCCACTTCTTTTGTCGACATAGCCTCGACCTCTTCTCGTGTGTAATATTCTTTCTCTACTACCGGCCCCTCGCTTTTCACGCTACCGGGCAGGTCTTTTTTAGGCGGCTGCTTCTGCTGATTAGTGTCCTTTACTACCTTGTAGGCAAGCACAGGATCTATCCCGGATACAATCATCCGGAATACCTGTTGATCAATGCCGTCTAAGGCGGTTATGTTATCGTCCGGATACGCATCCTGAAAAACCTTCAGAAGCTCCTTCGCATGCGTTTCCCTGACGGTGTCCCGCAGCTGTTTAACTTCCGGGTCGTTGTCGATCAGCTCGCGCCGCGTCTTGTCTTCTTCGGCCACTTCGGCACGTACGTCCTCGACGGATTTGCCTTCC